GCTTCTGGTTGTACTAATTCAACATCTTGCGCCATAACACCAATGAATCGACCATGACCCGCCATATCTTTGTATTCAGTTTTGTAGTCAAATTCATATACGGGTAAACCATTAGGTAGCCAACCAACATTTTTAATGTTTTCTTTAGTGCGAATGTCGGAAGCGGCTATAGCTGCTGAACCAGCTAAATTAAATAAACCTGAATTTAAGTTTGCTTGCGCTGCTTGTTTAGCATTAAAGTCACCCATTTGTGCGTTGTAACCCATTTGCGCTGCGCCTAATAAATCAGCACCGCCTGTAGTAGCTTGTTGTGCAGAGTTTACAAAAGATGGGTTTTGCACTTGTGCGCCTGTACGCAATGCACTTAATGTATTGAGTGGCAAGTTGTAGTTTGTAAGTGCTTGGTTGTAAGCCTGTTGATTTGCTTGTTGACCAACACCAAAACCTTGAGTAGTAGCACCTAATAACAAGTCATTTTCTTTTATGGCTTGCTGACGCATAGCGTTTTCATAGGCTTGCGTACCTGGTGCAATACCTTGGTTTGCCAATGCAGCAGTAGTAGACTCACGACTTTGTGCAAGTTGTGGTGCAAGGCGTTGCATATAAGCGTCTTGGTAAGACTGACCAGGATTCATGCCGGTAGATGGCAAATTAGGGTTAAATCCTTGTCCCATCACATCTTGTACTTGACCTAATTGGGCGTTAATTGCACTACCAAGACCTAAAGAAGTCTGGTTTTGATTACTTAAAAGCTGTTGTCCTATATCAGAAAGACTTGTAGTAGCAGTCCAAGTGGGATTGCCGTATGGGTCTGTACCAGATTGTGTGTAGTTTAAATTGCCGTAAGGAGTAACTTGATTTACACGATTGGCAGCAGTAGCAGCCCTAGCTGCTTCAAGATTACCTTGTGCAGTTTGTTGTGCCGCTGCCGTATAATCGGGCGCTGCTGGCGCACTTGGCGCTGGGCCTAACCCTAGAAATCCACCACCACCCATGTCATTCTCCTCTTGCTGTTCTTAAAGGGCATTTGATGTCGAGAAATCGACAATCTTCACGCCTCATAGCCATAATCACTAAGTCACCATCCATGTGAGCATCGGGGATTTCGGCTATCACTTTAAAACCAAGGTGTCGGTTCAATCTAAGGGCATCTTCATTACTGCCACATATTTGCCCAATTATAACGCTAACTCCTAGTTTATTAAAGGGATAATCGAAAGCCGCCCACAACAAATCTCGACTCATCCAATTTACCTCATCTACTGCCGCAATGTGCATTTGGCACGCTTTTGGCATAAAACTGCAATATCCTACTACAGCTACTAAATTACCGTCTATTTCTTGCCCTATACATACTGTTTCTTCTGGTAAAGGGTAGTTCATTAATCTTACTAACCAATCCCCCATGTACTTCTGATTATCAGTAGTAACTTTCCTCAAACGACACCACCCGCTTCCATAACATAATCGGTAGAAGCCCAATGCAACTCAATTCCTTGACTAGCGGCATTCAGGTTTACAGACCCTGTATAGCCTATCCCTGTGACACCTTGCCAAATCTTAGTAGTAATAAGACCACCAGCCCATACATTTTCATCCCATTTTGCTTTATCCCAAGCGCTTTCTGTCTGAATGCTAGGGTTAAATGAAACCGCACCTAATTGAGATTGAGTGTCAAAATCTACGCTAATACCGCATAAAACGCTTGGTACACCACCAGAAGATTGCAGAATAGGTCTTACCATAGTAAAACGCTTTAACTGTCCTGGTGAGTCAAAGTAAGAATAGGCTTGTTGTGCAGTTGCAGTAATATTTGATTCATCGTCAGATGTAGCTGAGTAAAAAATACCTACGAATCCATTGCTTCCAAAGTGCATATCGGCATCGCCTGATACTTCCCAACAATAACCTTGAATATTGGTAAATCTAGCCCAAGATTTAGTAATGGTGTGCATTACATACTGTTCTACTCCATTAGGAATAGGAATATTTAAAATCAGCATATTTTCGCCAGCAAAATAATTAATTTGCCAGCCAAATTCAGCATAGTAAAGACTTGCAGCTTGTGAAACCGCAAAGTAAATCTTGTCTGTTAAGTTAATTCTAGGGTCTAAACGGCTAGATTGCAGGGCTGAAGCCAATGGCACTAAACCGTCTTGGGTAAGCAAAAGTAAGTCGCCTGACCATTTAAAGAAGCATCTACGGCTAAAGGTTTGGCCTAATTGCCATACACCCTTTAAAGCCCAAGTTGACGCAGAAGATGGGTCTGTACCGTTATAAACAATAACCTCACCCATAGAGGTTACAAATACAGCATAGTCATCAGCGCCTTGTCCAGCATCTAATGTCCATGTACCCATAGCTTGCAAATAACCAGAATTGCGGGCAATACCACCAAAATAGAGGGGTGAAGCTGCGCCACCAATAGAATCTACTGGCAAATACCAACAGGCTAAAGTGTCCTCTTGTGTGAAATACAAGCGGTTTTTAAACAAATTGACATTAACAAATGTGTTACTGTTTACGCCAGTAATACCAATAGTGGTATAAGAACCTGTTAAAGAGGTAACTGTAGAAGTGCCTGTAGATGTATAAGTATAGGTATTTGCGCCTGTTACTGTAACAACAAAAGTGCCATTTAAAGTGCTATCAGAAGCACCACTAATAGTGACTCGATTACCTGTAATTAAACCATGTGCAGTTGTACCAGTAAATGTTGCTGTAGCAGACGGGCTTGTGCGAGTGATTGCGCTAATTGCAGCAGCAGTAGTGGTTGTAGCAACATAGAACCATGCGCTACCGTCATAAATCATTACTGGGTCTACGCCATTACAAGCTACTAAGAATTTACCGCCAGTATTAGTGATGTTGACAGATTGCAGTTTATCGCTAGAAATACCGCTAAATACTTTGACCGCAGGGTTAGCCTTAGTTTCCCAAATATCACCACCGGCTGCCCCAAATAACTTATATGTACCCACTTCTGTGTAATTCATCAAAGTGTTTACAGGGGTTGTTGCTTGATTTAAGTATGTTCCTACTACAGTTGCATTATTGGCAGGAGTACTTGCCATTGTGTAATTAAATGTAGTAGTGCTAGTAACGGTAATTTTAAATACACCGCTATAGGCTGCTGGGGTTGTGCCTGAAATAGATACATAAGCACCAGTAGTTAAACCATGTGCTGTCGCAGTAGTTAAAGTAGCCAATGAACCTACAAAGGTAATACTGCTAATGGTTTTAACGCCTGTAGATGTAGTCAAAATAGACGATACGGTATAACCCTTACGCATAGTGACATCAGTAGGGGTTGGAAACCAGTTAACTAACTGTACAGCGTCAGTAGGACTCATGTTTGCAAGGGAATCCCTAGCATTCCATCCACCAATAGGTGATGGCACAGAAGCAGTTTTAGCTGTGTTTTGTTTGGCTCTCTGTAATAGCATTATGAACCATAGCCTGTGTCTGGTATGTTAGCGTAGCCAATAAGCACTTTGCTTGGGTATGGGGCAAATGATAGATTAGGTGCGCCCTTATCGTTAGCTTTAGCAACTGATAAATAGCGTTGGTAATCTTGTGCTACTACTGTAGTGTCAAAGCCTTTAATGCCCCAATACTTCATTTTGGTCAGCAAAACCATAATACGGTCATCTAAAACCGTAGTATCTGAGTCAGCAGTAAAGCTATTCTTGATTGCACCGGCAGCGCTTCTTGCCCAACCTTTTGACCGATATTCCCACCCCAAATACTCATCGGTATTCATAATAGGCCATATCTGAAATTGGTTATCTAGGATACGCCAGCGCACTCTTGGCCCTGTAGAAATATAACCAGACTTCAACCATTGCCATTGTTGGGCATCTTCTGGCCCTAACATTTCCCAATGCTTAGATTTATCCCATTGAGTGCGGTTTGTAATATTTTCAAAGTCAGCAGGCAAATCATAAGCTGTTTGGGCGCAAACTACTGATTCAACTCCATCGCCTGTAGCGTATTGACTCATTACTACTACTTTTGTAGTGTTATTAGCACTTACAACATAAGTGTCTTGAGGAATGTTATAGCCTGATAACTGCCATTGGCTATCAACATTGCTTAAATCTGTGCCTGCCGCAAAAGTTAATGTAGCAGAACCATTAACAGTTGTGGCATTGGCGGTTAAAGATTGTGTGTAGAAACGATATTGCACCTGGAGGGCTTGCCAATCGTACTCTTTGAGTAAATCATAGCCAGCACCATTCATCAAAGCTAATATTTGCTGTACATCCTGTGAGGTGTTTCCAGCCACATAGGTAGGTACGGCTAAGTTTAGTTCTGCTGTGGTTTGTTGAACCAGTTGCAACATCGTTTGGGACATATTAGGCCTCTACTACTTTCGGTTTGCGTGTTTTTGGTTTCGCAACAGCCGCAAGTAGCGCTGACATCTGCTCTTGCATAGCAGCCAGCTTCGCATCTGTTTCAGCCTTAATTTTAGCATTTTCTTCTTTTAATGCTTGCAATTCTGACTCTCTTTGTGCTAC